CCCCGACAGATATAGTCCATGCTTGCCTATCGAAAGCTGTATCTTCTAAGCCGCCAGAGTCTACTGACACATCAATTCCTTTGGATGTGGTCGCCTCTGAAGTTGAATCCCGATTCCCGAATCGGTGGTTCGGTGAATTTGAAGTAGGAGCCAGAGGACCACTGTTCTGGATTGATGACGGTATTGACCGTGATGGTTGTCAGATTGTAGAAGATGGTATCGTCTGTTATTCAGACAGAGCTGGCAAAGGATTCATGAGTTGGTCAGAAATCTTTGGTAGTTCATTCGTCAAAGACTATGAGACCAAGAAGCTGGCTAACCTCCTCGACGAATACTGGTTTAATGGTAAGACCTTTTTCAAGCTGCTCTACGGGAACGCAGTCTCGATTCCGAAGGAACAACTCCTTCTTGAGCTTAGGCAAGCTGGCTTCTCTGTAAGAGTTAGAAGAGGAAGGGCAATCAGTGAAGTAGAAGAAGCTCTCTTGACAGTTAGTAATAACAATCGAATCGACGAGATTGCCCCTGTTGTGTTCTCAAACGAGCGCATCGTATCTTATAACGCTAGCAGGATTCTTAACTGCTCTAACCTAGTTCCGGTTGACCCTGACGGTGACGGTGACCCGTCAAAGTGGCCGTTCCTACATCAATGGTTCAGTCAGCTATTTGTGAATAGTTCAAAGAACCCAGCCCTAGATTACTTTTACTCTTGGATGCAGCGTTTCTACACTGCGGTTTTGGATAGGGTTCCGTTACAGGGACAAGCTCTGCTGCTGGTCGGGCCGACAGGTCGCGGCAAGTCACTACTGTCGAACAAAATTATCAGCGGACTCGTTGGGGGTTTCTCTGATGCGTCTGATTATCTGTCAGGTCAGACGAAGTTTAACAAAGACTTAGGTCGTGTCGCCTCATGGGTTATAGATGATACGACCTCGGCAGCTAGCTTTGAAGACCAAAGACGCGCGACTGAACTGCTAAAGCGTGCAGTAGCTAACCCGAGAGTGGAGTATATGGCTAAATACGCAGACGCTATGTCGATACCTTGGACAGGCCGAGTTATACTATCACTAAACATGGATGCCAATTCACTGTCGGTGATTCCTTCTTTGGATACCAGTAACCGTGATAAGCTTATGGCCTTATTGATTGCTGACTCCTCTACAACATCATTCCCACCTAACGCCCAGTTAGAAGCTACCATCGAACAAGAACTGCCGCACTTTGGTAAGTTCCTACTCGACTGGAAGATCCCTAAAGAAGTTGAAGACGTTGGGCGGTTCGGAGTTAAGTCATACATCGAGCCTACCATTGCTGATGCCGCTTATGATAACAGCAGCCGTAGTTCGATTGCAGAGCTAGTCGAGTTCTTCGCCAAGCGTTGCCGTGAAGTTTACCCTGACTTGGACCTATGGAGTGGGACTCTCACTGAGTTTCAAGTGGCGCTCCACGAATTGAATAATGGGCGTGACGTAGGTTCTTCTCGTAATCTGGAGTTTTGTCGAAGGGGGATGATAACTCTTGAAGAGGCGAGCCGAGTCAATAAAAAGATCCGACCCGTTATTTCTCAAGGACAAGGCGGAGGTAAATTGTGGAGCATTGACCTGAGTGAGATTTACGATATAGGTTATACAGCGGATGACAAACGAAGATCTTCAGATCAGGAGGCAAGAACTCTGCGGTGAGTTTTGGATGGAACTTCGGCAGATTTTAGAACAAATTGGAGGTGACCCGTCTGTTATAGATGCTTACTTAGATGCTCCTCTCAGTGAGTTTGTAGATTTTGTCGCTCCTAACGGTATAAGGCCCGTCTATAAAAAGACGGGCCACATCCACCATAACTGCCTACCGCCGGATGAGGAGTGACTCGAACGCATCAGGCCGACGAGTCCTCTTAATCTCTATGTTGTATCCATCAGCCTTGAATCTAAATCCATCTGCGTCACGCTCGCCTCTCTCATTGAATCGTTTCTTATGTATGATGGATTTCTTAGGGGACCATCCGCAGAGCCATACTTTCCGCAGACCTTTGTGAACTCGCATGAAGAAATAAACGTCGGCCTCAAACTTGCTGAACTTAGTCCTGACTACGGAAGCATTATAGTTTAGCTTAGGTGGGGTGTTGCAGCTCTTAGCCTTAACGTCAACCTTCAGACCTTTATACTCGTAGTCGTGAGTGTAAGACTTATCTCCTACGTAGTCGAACTGCTTGAAAGTTTTTTCAAAAGCGACCTCACCTAAGAAGCCAGTCATGTTTCCTTTGCCGTTAGTGAATGATGTCCTCAGCTCGCCTAGAGCGTCAGACCTACGGCACGCTTCAGCGACATCTTCTGGCGTAGGTTCGTAGAGTATGAAACGACTCATGATTTGCGCTTACGCGCACTTTTTAGGAGACTGCTCTTGCTCCTGTAGTTTGCAGTTTTCTCCGCAATCTTTTTAGGCTGCTTAACGAACTGCTTACCAGCCCTCATACCCTTCCGCTTCTTGCGACTAGTTCGAGAATACTCTTCACTAGTCAAAGCTTCACGCGCAGCTTTTGGCAAATACCTCTCACCTGTCTTCAGTGAAGGCTTACCAGACTTGGTTCCCCATTTCTCTCCTGTCCAGTTGTCGAGAGATCTCTGTGAAGCTTTCTTAGGCATTAGTAACCGGAGCGTTTGCGGATGATTTTTTTAGCCTTCTTCTTAGTAGAAGACTTAGTCGATGGTTTACTTGCTGGCTTTGCGTGTCCGTATCCTTTTTTCTTCATAGCTAAGTGTTGTTCGTAAGTGTTGGCTTTATAAGCCTTTCCAGACTTATCATACATCATGTGTGGTTTAAATTGTTTCATTAGTCTCTGTATCCTCCTCCTGCTTTCTTGTATCGTGCTGCTAGTAGCTGCGCTTTGCGGGCTGACCACTGGCCAGCTCTGCCGCCTTTTGTTCCTGCTTTGATCGAATTAAATAAACGCTTCCTCATTGTAGGCTTTGTGTAATTACCTGCCTCGTTGACTCTTGATTTCTTTTTCATTTATTAAGTCTCTTTAAAATTCGTTCGTAGGCCGGAAAGAAAACCTCGTCGATGCAACGGATACAGGCTTCTTCTTGGAAGCTCTCGCAGAACGAGATGCCAGAGATATGGAAGGCGGCGTGTAACATTTCATGACGTAAGGTTGGTATGATTTCGTTTTCTGGTAATTTCTTGTGTAACTGGATTATTCGTTTTTCGTGTAAATACTGTCCGTAGCAATCATCTAACTCAGCCTTTTGGATCTTGATCCGCTGACCAGCGATCATGACTGATTTTAGCGATTTCACTTTTTAGATCTGTTCCTTGATTTGCTGAGTAATCTTAAATTTTTACGTGAGTTGTTTTTCGGATTCCCGTCCTTGTGGTCAACGTCTTTACCTTTGACCCGCTTGCCTAAAATCTTCTTCATCTTACGACGTGCGCCATTACGACTAGCCCGATTCTTTTTTTGTTCCGGCTTACCTTGGTAGTTGTCGTATTCTTTTCGGTAGTTTCTCATGCGTTATTAAAGTATTCGACAATGGCCTGTGCGTATACGTCGGCTAGTAATGAGTGCTTTGAGTCAAAGAGAATCCATTCTTTCGGGGAACTGCCGAAGAAAGGCTCGCAGATCACGGCAGGTGGTGGGACGCTTCTCAAGAACCCAGCCCCACGACCGTCTGGCTCGATTGCTTTTACTCCTCTATCTTTCTGCACCTTAAAAGTTTCAGATTGGGCTTTACTAAAACACTCAGCCAAACGACGCCCGTTGTTGCTGGTGTGGTAGTACAGGTATTCGTATCCCTCAGCCTTAGAGCTGGAGTAACTGTTAAAATGCAGCTCAATCGCAATGTCGCATTTTTCTTTTGCTACGCTCTGTGCAATCCAATCCATCGCACGTCCGTAGCCCTCTGACGGGTAGTCGTCAAAGACAACCGAATGGATGCCTTGATGACGTAGGTGGTTCTGCAACAGGTCTGCGACCTTCTTGTTGTAAGTCCACTCATCCACACCCCCGACAGAGTTTGCGCCTTTATCTCCGATCCGGCTGTGTCCGACACAAATAGCGACCTTCTTGAGCTTCTTGACCTTTTTACGTCGTAAAGCTTTAGCCACTCTGTAAGCGGCTACTAATTCTAAAATCTTGTCGAGTATTTCGCTTGGCTTCATTTCGCGATAATAATGGCGCGTCGATAGCTGTAATCGCTGTGGAACTTCTGGCCATCACCGACGAAGATGCCTTCCTTAAACTGATACTCAGCCCCGTTAATTAAGGTCACTGTTGGTGGATCGTAGAGCGCACTTCTGTTCAAAGCGGAGGCGTCGCGATATCCTCTCGATACGCAGCTTGGCAGCAGGAGAACCATCAGCAGCGAGAGAATCGATTTCATCTTCCAGTTCATAAATGTGTCGCCTTCTTTTCCAGTTAAGCATAGCTACGTATGCTTTGATCAACTCCGTGATCAGTTTAATCACTTGTCCTTAGCTTTAAAAATGTTAAGCGCCGCCCAGTCCACCAGTTTGTAGACCTTCCCAATTATGGTGTCGTCCTTCGGCGTAGGTGTAAGAGCAGCGATAGCGGACGCGGCTGCAATGACGGCGGTTACAACCCCGAAGAGTTGCTCTTTGTTTTCTAAGATGTAACTAATCATTTCTTGCGGTTTTTAAATTTTTCAACTGCCGTTATAGCAGAGAGGACGGCGATTATCAAGCCGAGAAAAGTCGAGAGCAGTTGGATACCCATATCCAGATTCTCTGGTAAGGTTGACATGAAAGCGATGGCGGAACCAACGATGCCGGATATAGGGTGCGTGATGTGTTGAAACATTTTACATTATATTGGGGATTGTGGACCCAGATCCTGATGGGTCTAAAGAAACTCGTGGTTTGGCGGCTCCTCTGGCGGCGTCTAGCTCCTCGTCCAAAAGCTTTTGACAGATCGTCCAGTGGTATTGGGCGCGTTCCAAATCGGCGTTGTCCTCTGCTAGCATCCCTAAAAGGCCGTGTTTAATAGCGTTTAGGTTGCCCAGATAGATCAGATCGTCTTGAACGAGGACTGGCTCCCACGCTCTCTTGAGTAGAAGCTTAATGTTCTTTACCTCAGCGGACGGATTACTAAACCGGAATCGACGGTAGCGAGCTACGCCGTCGCCTTTGACTACGGCTAAAACTATTTCAGAGTTGTCGTCCTGATTAGAAGCGTATACTTCTACGCTATCGTGGATATCAGAAAACGAAATTTCGTTTACTTTCGTTATAGTAGCAGCAGACCATCCAGCACCGTAAGCCCCCAAATCCACACTATTACTTACTTTTGTTCCATCAGATTTTGTGCTTTCCACTACAATTCCCCCATCAGAAGGGAGTGACGTAGCGGGAGCAACAGCCCGAATTACTATTTCATAAACATCTGAATTAGTGGGGGTGCGTAAGTCTTCTTTAGAAGGGTGATAACCATCATCGACGACTCCAAAAATAGGTGAGGGGCCAGCCTTCGCGTAACCCCCAATACGATAATCATGCCACTGAGAACGAGCCTGAACCGGAGAATCCTCTAGCATAGCCCCTAATAGGCTCTCAGAATGCTCCGGCATCGCGAAATAATCATTGGTGGTCTCAATAGACCAGTCATAGAGTAGATCCTTCCACATCCCCATCGCGTAGAGGCGGGGCATGACTAAGTTCAGCTTGGCTACAAGGTCTTCGTCAGGCCGGACGTATTCTGATAAGGCTTTAGTTACGGCCTTTACGGTCAAAGCTGGCATGGGATAACCTTACAATTAGGCTAAAGTAAAGTCAATCACTGAGAAATAAGCTATTTTATGGCTTTCCATATAGCGTAATCGCCGTTAGATACCTCAATGTTTTCTCCGAATCGCTCTGTTACTGCTCTAACAACCCCCTCATAAAGAGGGCCGTAATCGTGACCCAGCATTATCCCTCCTTTTTTTAATTTAGGCCACCACAACTCAATGTCTTTTTTACACCCTTCATAGGTGTGGTCGGCGTCAATAAATACAAGACTAAGTGATCCATCTTTCTCTAAAGACGCTGCTTCTTCACTCATCATATGGCGGACCTCTACAAAATCATCTAGATTGCTGTCCCTCATATTTAATTCAAAACCTTTCTTGATGTCTTCCCAGTCCCAATCTGAAGGTAGATCAGGTGAATCCCCCGACCATGAGTCACAACTCACCCACGATCCGAAGTTGTCTTTAGCAATCTGCGCCCCATACCACGTCAATCCACCCCACAAACAACCAATTTCTACGCACCTACCTTTATGAATCTGCGACACTTCACGTAAATAAAAAGGAAGTTCAGGGCCTCCTATGAAGCAAACAGGCTTACCATGCGTCCACCTCTTACTTCCCTTTGGAGATATCCGGTCTGGCCCATGCTGATTCCAAACAGTGTTAACCCCCCCAATATCTTTATCTATAGGGCCGCAGAAATGATACCCTAATTTAGTCATTGTAGGAGTCCACCCATACCAAAGGTCATCCCCGTTATGTTGGATCATAGGAGGTAGCCATATAGGCTGGATACCTAACCTCTTATAAGCTGCAAAAATATGAGCTTGGTCGGCGCACCACCAATCAGAATCCCAGTGAGATTCTGAAATCCTCCGTGCCTCGTCAAACATCTCCTGATGAATGGGGAGGTCGAACACAACAAATCCTGTGTTTGGGTATTCTGTGTAAATATCATACTCACCTACACCCCCTATACTGTCAATCCACCTTGGTAAATTACTAACAACACGGTGTGTCGCCCCTATATGAGATGGGTGGTGCGATCGTACTAATCCGAGCCGCCCTTCAGGTACAATGTCAAAAGGGGAAGGACAGTCGTCCCGCAAAACAACGTCCCCATCTACATAACAGATTCTACCTTCAGGTAACTTCTTGTCATAATGAACTTTAGAGCGGTAGTGGTGATCAGGGAAAGGGGGGGATGAAATTTCGATATAATCAGCCCCCCATCGCCTAGCAGCAGATAACAAAGATTGTCTGCCGTTGGGGGTTAGCACATTATCATTAGCAGGAGCGTTTAAAGTTACTAGGTATTTATTCATATTACCAAAATTGTGTGTTGTTTGTTTTTCCACTGATATTCGACGAACCAGCTCTCTGGCCTGCGATCCACTCTTTCGGGCAGTAAACGGGCCAGTCCTTACGTCGATGCGCTACTTCAAGTTGGTGGTCAACGTGCTTGTTAGTATTCCGGTAGTCCGTCGCATAAGATATGTGTCTGTAGACTGCTGTTATTGAAGACCCGTTGATTGCGTGTGCGTGTGTCCGGTTAATAGAATTACCAATTCTAACATTAGGGATGTCTGTATCTTTAGGAGTCCTGCGGTGCTGACCACCTAAATAAATCTGCCCCCAATCCTCCGGCACATCTTCCATAAACTCGTTAAGCTTCTCTAAAGAGTCTTCTTTGAATATGACGTCGTCTTCCAGTATCAAAACATTATTTAAAGTCATCATATGACGATCATCTCTAGCGTGGAGGACATCTTCCAGAATTCTTTGGTGAGAACGCAGACAACCCCACGCTCCTCTACCGGAACCCCAATCGGCAGGATGAGTTACCCAGTCACCGATTATAGCAGGATAATAGTGGACCTTGTCGTTGTCCGCCATTCTAGTCTCTTCAAGATGCTTCTTCGTCTCTTCAAGACGGTCTGGTCTATGAGCGCAGTTGATCACGTAAACGCGATCAAACCAGTCAGTTAGGTTCTTCATAGTCGTTATTTTTTCGTTTCAACACATTACCCGACGCCAATGAGTTGTGCTTGAGATTCTGATACTGATGAGAAACTCTTAGCAGACCCACTAGAATCTGAAGAAGAATCTGAAGAAGAATCTGAAGAATGTAAAGAAGAACTTGAATCAGAGTCAGAAGAAGAGGCTGAGTCTGAAGAAGAGGCAGAGTCTGAAGAAGAGGCAGAGTCAGAAGAAGAGGCAGAGTCAGAAGAAGAGGCAGAG